TTTGTCTTTTTGGATATTTTTTGGTATTTATTATGTATAGAGGTTGAGAAGACCTATAAAAAATCCACTTGAATCTATTTTTAATAGAAGAATATCAAGCGGGATTGTTATATTTGTGAGGGGAAGGGGTGTTGTATCCAGTACAACCTGTTGAGTTAATTGTTAAATAAAAAATATGTATAAAATTTACAGTAAAGAAAAGAACAGTTCTGGTTATAGTTGGAAGTTCACATCCAGTATAGAGGCGGATGAAATACAAGTTAAAAACAATAAACTATTATTAGTAAAGAATAATAAAATAGTATTTGTAGCTCCAGCAAGATATACTCAAATAATAAAACAGTAATTTGTATAATTAAATAATTTTCTATATATTTATAAATACATATATATACATTATGACTAAAGAAAAGAAAGGCTGGTGCTGGAGAGATAAAGAGCTATCGTTGAAGGAATTTTATAATCTACCTTCAACCGCAAGGAATGAATATGTTTCTATGCTGGAGAAACTATCCTCAACAGAAAGAAGTTCCGGTGATGAAATAATCATAAACCAATATTCAAAAGTAATCAGTCAAACAAAACAATTCTTATCACTTGATGATATAGATTAGATAGTTTATATTTAATTATTATCATACCTGGTAATAAACTCCTGACCTGGTATCCTAATTAAAACTTGGGTACCAGGTCTTTTTGATTTATAGAAGTATTTATATGAAGATATGTTCCAAGTGTAAGGTTGAAAAAGATGAGAAAGAGTATTATACTTATTATCATTCTGGTCATAAAAAAATATATACAAGATTAATTTGTTTAGATTGTACAAGACAACAAGCAAGAGATTATAAACTCAAATTAAGACAACAAAAAAAACTATTGATACAAGTACCTCAACAAGAAAAGATAATCCAACCAGTGGTTCCAGAACCACAACAGGAGGTATTGAAAGGTCAACATAGATGTAAGGATTGTAATGAAATTAAGAATATGAATGAATTTTATCTAAATAGGAACCAGTGTATTGTATGTGTAAGAGAAAAGGAAGCAACATATAGAAGAAAAGAAATTTTGAAGCGTAGAATGGAGAATGGTGGTTCTGAAAGAGTTAAACAAAAGCCAGGTGATTATACTGATATATATCAAGAACAACAGGTAACAGAATTTCTAACAGCGTTAGGTTGGAAACTAAATCCAAACGGTGTATGGAGCAAGGAAGGATTTAAGAATAAAGATAAGATATGGGAAAAACCATTTAAAAAATATAAAAAAATAAATGATAATTATAAAGGTAGTGAAAGGTCATCAGTATATGAAAAGAGAGATGAACTATTGGAATTAAGAAAAACTGGTATGACTTATATGAAGATTGGTAATATTTATGGTATATCACCAGCAACGGTGATGAGAATTATAAAAGATTTATATGACAAGAAATAGAGAACATATAGAACTTGGGTATTTTGATATACCTACAGCTTATCCTGATTTTACAGCTCAACAAAAGAAAGTTGTATGTAATAAAATCATTGATGTATTATTAACACACATTGATAAAAATCTTGACCCAACCATAAACCGGATTAGTTTCCTTGATGAAGTATTGGAAAGTAGTTTGATTACAAACGAACAGGACGAAGAATATACGGTATGTCAGGTCTTGTTTGATTGTAGAAAATACTTAAATATTGAATAAAGAAGTTGAGTTGTACATAACGAAGAACTATTATAAGTTGTTAAATATAGCTCATAAATATACAGACAACAATGATTGGGCATCAGAATTGTTACATGAGGTCGTTCTTCAGTTATATGACAAAAAGGAAATAAAGGTTAATCTTGATGATGAATCAATTAAAGCATATATTATTCGTATCATAATGGTCAATTGGTGTTATCCTTCAAGTCCCTTCTATAAGAAATATAAGAAGGATAATTTCACCCACATTGAAATGAATGATGCAATTCAGTTAATGAAAGATGAGACCGAAATGGATGACCACAGGTTCATGGATATAATGGAAGAACAATTCGGGGAGGTGAACTGGTTCAATAAAGTAATATTTGAGAAGTATATGGTATTAGGTTCATTAAAGAAAGTATCAATAGATACAAAAATATCATTACCATCAATAGGAAGATATATAAAGGATACAAGAACACAGGTAAAATTAAGTACATTTAAAAGATATAACAATGAGTAGTACATTCAACAGACGGATGAAAAGAAAGAAAGAACAAGATAAGAAGAACGGGGTTTTTGTTCAAGAAAGAGAATTAAACATTCCAACAGAACAAGAGTTGGAACAGTATATAACAAATAAAACAAGAGAGTTAAGGATGACAGATCCATTTGATAATATGGATGAGTTTTTTGTTAAACCTGTAACACCAGTAATCAAAAGGTCAAATTATCCTGACACACCCGATGGACAATTGGCTTATGAATTAACATTGTGGAATAAAAACAACAATTAATATGGATAAAGAATTAAAGAACAAGTTGGAATCACTAAAGTCATCTGAACCAGTTAAGAAGAAGAAGTGTACAAGTTGTAAGAAGAAGAAAGAACCGATTACATTCTTACCTGAACTAATTGATGAGGATATGTTTATACCAAGTCCAAGTGATATTCATTTGGCTTATATAGAATTGGGAAGAAAAGATAATACCAAAAGAGAATTTATTAATAAGGTATATAATTTCCTATTCAACGAGGATTTTAATTTTGGTTGTCAAAGTTGTATGAATGTTCAGGTTAGAAGATTGAAGAACTATTTGAACGATAAACTAAATATAAAAGTAACATAATGGCAAAAGCAGGAAGAAAAACAGACGAGATAGAATTTGAATCAGTAATGTCACGAGTATTTGAAATGATGTTGTACGATCATCTATCGTACCGAGAGTTTGCTACAGCGGGAGCAAAGGAATTTAAAATATCCGAAAGACAGGCGGAAAGGTTATGGAAAGAAGCAAGAGAAAGATTAAAAGAAAGATACCAACAGAATCAGGAGGAGATATTGGAAAGTCATCTCAACCAACTATACGACCTATTAAAAAGATGTAGAGACGATAATAATAAGAGAACTGAACGTGAGGTATTGGCAGACATTGCTAAAATCCATTCCTTGGAGGGTACGAGGAAGATAGACATAACTTCTAATGGAAATGAGATAAACCTTAACATCGTATTAGATAGGGATTAAACACCCTTAAAATGTCGTTTTTGACTATGCCAGACATTAAACTAACCAAGAGACAGACAATAGCATGGGATTTTCTTATGGACAACACGACCAATGAACTGGTGTTTGGTGGTTCAGCAGGTGGAGGTAAGAGTATGTTAGCGTGTCTATGGTTAATGACGATGTGTTTAAAGTACGAGGGGATAAGAACTTTACTTGGACGTACAACTTTATCATCTCTAAAACAAACGTCTCTAAACACCTTATTTGAGGTATTAAAGATGGGTGGTATGGAAGCAGATAAACATTACACATATAATGGACAATCAAATACAATTACATTTAATAATAAGAGTGAGATTATCTTAAAGGATTTGGAAGCTAAACCAAGTGATCCTAATTTTGACAGTTTAGCAGGAATTGAGATAACGTGTGCTGTGATTGAGGAAGCTTCACAGGTTACAAGGATGGCTTACAACATTGTTAAGTCCCGTTTAAGATTTAAATTAAACGAACACAATTTGATTGGCAAGATATTAATGACCACCAACCCATCACAGGGATTTATTAAGTCCGAGTTTTATATACCATACGTGGAAGAAAGATTGCCAGACAATATTAAGTTCATTCCATCATTACCAAACGACAATCCACACTTACCACAATCTTATTTGGATATGTTAAACTCATTACCACAAGAACAACGTAAGAGATTGTTAATGGGTGATTGGAATTACAATGAGGAGATAGATAGTTTGTTTGATTTTGATAGTATAGCAACCTGTTCATTCAAACATGCACCAAACCCATCAGATAAAAAATATATATGTATTGACGTAGCACGATTTGGTGGGGATAGTACAGTTATATCAATATGGGTAGGATTAACAATAGTAGAGATAATAAGATATAACAAATTGGATGGAGATACATTATACAATCACATAAAGGATTTAATATCCAAACATGGGATACATCCATCACAGGTTATAGCTGACTCCGATGGTGTAGGAGGTTTCCTTGTAGATAGATTAAGATGTACATCATTTGTAAACAACTCAAGACCATTACACGAACAGAACTTCACCAATCTTAAGTCGCAGTGCTACGTTAAACTTTCAGACTTGATTAAGGACGGAAAAATTAGTATTAATGTATTAGACCCTGGCACAGTTGATGAACTAACACAACAACTATTAGCAATCAAACTAAAGGATGTAGAGAAAGATGGAAAGGTTGGTGTAATAGGGAAGGATGTAATGAAGAAGATGTTAGGGGTCAGTCCCGATATTGCTGATAGTATAATGTTAAGAATGTTCTACGAGGTTAAGAATTTAAAATCAACAGGTAGGTACGCAATAAGTTTCGTTAGATAAAATATATATATATATATGATAGAATTTAATTTAGATGGAAAAGATTATGAAATAAAAGAGCATCTCACAATAGGAGATTATCAAAAAATATTCAAGATAAAAGATTTGTTTGAAGATGAATATCTTAATGCGAAGATTATTAATTTATTAACAGATTGTCCAATGGACACATTGATTAATGCTGAAAAACATAAAATAGATTTTTTAGCAACATCTATCTTTGCTATGGTACCAAGACAACCTATTAATTTGATTGATAGATTTGAATTAGACGGAGTAGAATATGGTTATCTACCATCATATAAGAAAATAACATTTGGTGAATTTGTGGATTTAGACACATTACTTACAAAAAAATATGATGAAATAATTGATTATCTACATATTATAACAGCAATAATGTATAGACCTATCATTAAATCTAAATCAAAACATAATTTTGAGATTGAAAAGTATGATTCAGTCAAGATGGAAGAACGAGCCGAACTGTTTAAAAACAAATTAGACATAAAGTTCACGTTAGGTGGACAGTTTTTTTTTACCCAATTCGTAAACAACTCCTCCAACTTTATCCGTCTATCTTTGAAACAGAAGATCAAGAAGGAATGGGAAATTCTAAAGATTTTATGGAAGCACAGGAAGTTGGTATGGAAATTAGTTTTGAAAAAAGATACGGGTGGTATGTCGTCATTAATAGAGTTGCAGACGGAGATATTACGAAACACACTCAAATCTATGAGAAAAACGTCATTGAAATACTAAATCAATTAGTTTATTTAATTGAATTTGATAATGAACAAATAAGATTACAGAAAAAAGCTATGTCAAACAACTAATTTGACTGTGCGTTTTGACTTTTCCTATATTTATAGATAGATGATTAACATTAATTACAAACAAATCCTTACTTATTTCAGTAGTATAGCCTACCATCACGAACAAATCCGTTCATTTGGTATAGGGGACTTGGCTCAATGTACTATGGATGTGAACACAAAACAGGAACCAAGGTACACAAGGATGTATATTGTCCCTGAAACAGTGCAGTTTAATGAGAATGAAATTGCTTATAACTTCGCTGTGGTCATTATGGACAAGGTTGAAGATGATTTATCCAACCTATCTGAAGTATTATCGGACACATTAGAAACAACAAAAGATGTTTGGACTGTATTTTGGCAGTCATATCAAGAACAGTACGGAGATTTTTCAGATATTATTATTGGAGATTGGGAACCAGATGTAAATCCATTTACAGAAAGATTTGATACGGTAGTAGCAGGATGGACAATGCACATCAGGATGGTTGCACCATTTGATTATAACTCTTGTAATCTCCCAATACAAACAGGATTTACATTCCCTCAAGATGAATCATTCAGCGGTTACCAACAAATATTAAATGATTGGCAAGAATTTGCTGATGTTCACGAACAGATTAATAGTTATGGATTTGGTGATGCAACAGAATTAACAATGGATGTTATAACAAAAGTAGAACCATTATACCCAAGATTATACTTTATTCCAAATACAACAAAATTTAGTCCTAACCACATGCACATTACTTTTACAGTAATTATATGTGATAAGGTAGATGATGATTTATCCAACCAACAAGATGTATTATCAGATACATTAGAGATAGCAAAAGATTTATATGCTAAAGGGTATCTATCTGATTACGACCTTGAGTGGGGGGCAACATTAACCCCATGGTTAGAAAGAGCTGACACAGTTCTTGGTGGATGGACATTTGAAATTAACGTTCAACAGAAATTTGATTACAATAGATGTGTATTACCATTAACAAGTTTTGGTCAAGGAATAACTTGGGAAGAATTGGCTCAATTATGGAAAGAAGTAAATCAACAATGGGATAATGTTAAAAAAACAAATTAAAAAATATAAACAATGGGTCAATTAAATAATTTATACGTATCAAGTTCCTTTCAAGGTCTATTAAAAATGACTGATAGTACACAAGGACTAACTAATACATTACAAACAATACAAACAGGTGATGGAGATAATAGTCCATTACAAATGAGTTTAACTCAAGTGAACATATCAGGTTCATTCTTTATAAACAATGTTCCTATTACAAACGGAACTAATGGTACATCAGGTACGAGTGGTAGTAACGGTACAGATGGGACAAGTGGGACCAGTGGTGCATCAGGTAGTTCAGGTTCAACAGGTAGTAGTGGTAGTGATGGAAGTTCAGGTACATCAGGTTCTAATGGAACCGATGGTTCATCAGGAACAAGTGGTAGTAATGGAAGTAGTAGAACGAGTGGCAGCAGTGGTCAATCAGGTAGTTCAGGGTCTGCGGGTACTGATGGTTCATCAGGAACAAGTGGTGATAGTTTATTTGCACAGACAGGTTCATATTGGGCAACAACAAATGATTTACAAGTAACAGGTTCATTAAATGTAACAGGAAATATCACAGCAACATCTGCGTCATTTACTTATTTAGAAACGATATACGAGACGGCTTCAATTATATATTCAAGTGGTTCAAACCAATTAGGAGACGCAAGTGACGACACACAAACATTATGGGGAACAATTAATATACCAACAGGGCCAGTTAATATAACAGGTTCATTAATAGTAAGTGGTAGTCAATCAATCACAGGTTCATTAACAAATGTTGGTAATACATTTATTTTTAGTCCTGCTTTTAATAATGGTGCACTTAAATTAAACATAACAGGTTCAAATGAGGTTACACAATCAAATTTAATATTTGGAGGACTAATAGGACAACCTACTACATTAACAGGTTCAATAATTTTATCAGGTAGTAATAATATTTTATTAAATTCTATAAG